CGTTCCAATGCGCAAGGCAGTGCGGGCACTCGTACCAGGCGAGCTTGCCCGCCTCGATGACGGCCGGGTCCTCGGAGTGGATCCGGCCGTCCGGACCCGGCTCGGCAGCCCGCGGCCACTTGACCTGCTTGAATTCCATCTTCTGGCCGGCGCCGCAGGCCGGGCAGCACACCCAGTAATCGAAGACGGTCTGGACGGCGGCCAGGGCCCTCGTGATGTTTCCAGTCTCCGTCGTGGGCGTCGAGAGTTTCCAGATCTTGCGGCTGAAGCGGTACGTGATCGTCCGCGCCTCGGCCAGAGAGATGGGATCGGTCTCCCGCCTGCCGGCCGTGTCGACGTACTTGTCGACCTCGTCGCAGATGAGGAAGCGGATCGGTTTGTTGGCCAGCCGCGGCGCGCTGCGGGCCCAGGCCATGTAGATGACCATGTGCTGCAGGTTGATGCGCAGCGACGAGGCGTCGTCATCCACGCCCGTCATGTATGAGCGCAGCCGAGGGCTGCCCTTGATCATGGGCTGGATGCGGTCCTGGCTGTTCTCCTTGGCCGTCAGTTCGTCCGGGTAGAGGACGAGGGCCGCGCCGGGATCTCGGTCGATGGCGTAGGCGAGGCAGTTGAGGACGGCCTCGGTGCCGCCCACTTGCGGGGCCTTGCAGATCACGACCTCCTGGACGGTCGGGAACCATGAAGCGTCCATGATGCCGGAGAGGTACGGCGTGATCTCGTTCTTCCATCGGCCCGGCAATACGGACATGGTGACGTGGCGATAGCGCTCGGCCCAGCTCGACACCGGGATCCGCTTGTGCTTGCGGAAGACCTTGCGCTCCGACTCGCTGAAAGAGACCCTGTAGCGCAGACGGCCTGCGGCATGCCGAAGCGCGTCCGGGATCCAGGGTTTTGAGCGGGGGATGCGGATGACGGTTGCCATATCAATTCCCGACGTTGTCGTCCCTCTCGGTTTCTTCCTCGCCGTCGATCACCAACTCATACTCCTTCGCTTGGGCGTAATTGTTGATGTGTTCGTCCAGGTCCCGGATCATCGCGTTGATCAGCTCGCCCGCCTTCCGCACATCGCCGCCCACGGCCCGGATCCAGTCCGCGGCCCTGGACTGCACCCAGTGCTTCAGCCCCGCCTCGAGAATCCCCGCCCGGGCGGCCAGCTCGATCTCCATCTTCTCGCGCTCGATATATTTCCCGAGCTCCTTGTCGTGCTGGAATTTCTTCCGTTCGTGCTCGAGCTCCAGGTTCTTCAACTCCTGCTCGAGCTTCTTGCGCTGGAGCTGGTCCTCGAGGGCCTTGATCTTCTGCCCCGTCTCGGCTTCCCTGAGAAAACTCCTCGCATATCGGTCAATGTCCTTCTGGCGATACTTCCCGTTTTCCTTCGGAAGAAACTTTCCCTCCTTGCGGTGCCGGTAAACCGTCGACTTCCTTGCAACCCAGCCGCAGGCGGCGAGATATTCGATCACCTCGTCGACGTTGTCGAAACATCTCTCCGGGGGCTCTTGCCTATTGTCTGTCATGGGATCAGGTTCTCCCAGCTGATCTCGCCGGCCGGGTGCCCCAGGATGTAGTCCCGCACCTGCGGGTCCTGAAAGACCAGGTGGTTGATCCGCCCGCCGACGTACTTGCCGTCCCGCAGGACGGCGAATCGCTCCGGCGTGTTGATGATGCGCACGCCCGGGTTCTTGCGCAGCAGCTCGCGCAGCTCCATCACCGCCGCCGGAAGCTGGGCCGAGAGGATCCCGCCGGATGTCGGACTTGTCTTTCCGTCGGTCCCTTTCATCTCGGGCACCGCGGCTTTCTTCGCGGCCGGTTCCTCGATGGTCAGCGCCGGCGGCAGCCCTGCCCGAATCCACCGGTCAAGGTCCGTCCCCATCGCGAACGCCTCGCCGGGGTCCTTCCCCTGGGGCACGGGCCAGCGGTCGCAGCGGCTGAAGTGTTCCTTCCACCAGGTTGTGGCCTTCGCACCCGGATCGTCGTAATCGATCGAAACGAGGATCTGCAGGGCCCCGCGGAGGACCTCGACGGCCTCGGCGTCCGGCTTGGCAGAGACCGAACCCAGCCCCACGGCGCCGGCAAGCCGGTTGTTGGCCATCACGGCAATGGCATCCAGCTCGCTTTCGACAACGACGAATGCGCGGCGATCCCTGCCCAGAAGCATGACGGACTTCGAGGATCCCGGCAGGACGATATACCGGCGATCGGCCTCGGGGCGGCGGATCCGTATTCGATGGATAACCCCGTCGCGGATGTAGGGGATTACAAGCCCCACGGGGATCCAGAGCGCCTTTGGCTTGCCGTCGTCGCGGCGCTCCTCTGCAAGGCCCCAGGCGCTGCGGGCCCGGTAGATGTCCCTGCCGTCCTCGCCGGGGTTCCACCCGAGGCGGTAGTCGGCCGCGGTGCTGGCGTCGATGCCGCGGGCCGCCAGCCAGGCGAGGGCCTCGGCGTTCTTCTCGAGATGCCCCTGGGCCCAGGCAATGAATGTCTCGGCGCGCTCCTGCCAGATCTCTCCGGGGGCCGCGGATGTATCCGGGTTGAACGCCGGCTTCGGCCTCGGCACGTCCGGACGCCACCCGGCCGGCCGCTCGGGCACGTCGATCCGGAGCTCGTTGCAGGCCTGCCGGAAGGTCATCCCCTCGAAGTCGATCAGAAACTGGATGTTGTCGCCGTACTTCCCGCAGCCCTTCCCGGGCCGGCACCAGTAGCTTCCGCCCTCGCGCTGGTTCGGCCAGACGTGAAAGCGGTCCTTCCCGCCGCAGCCCGGGCATGGGCCCTGCCACTCCCCGCCGTGGGTGGAAGCGGCCTTGCGAAGTTGCACCCGCTTGCCGGCCAGCTCCAGGACATTTTTCATCGGCTTGCCCTTTTCAAACCCTCCCTCTTTTTTCCTTTTTTATAACTATTTAATTTCATTCCAATAATAATGATTCTATTTTATAGTTCCCCCCTGAAAAGTAGCCTTTAGGGAGGGTTGGAGAGATTTTTTACTATTTAATCGCACGAAACTTTTTCAAAAACAGTTAGCCGGGGAAAAGGTTGAAAAACGCTCCAACCCTCCCTCTCCAAATTTTGATGCCATCCATCCACGTCGATCCCCGAATAAAACCGGCACCTTGAATCCATGTCGGCAGAGCCCTGATAACAGGGATAGTTTCTGGAGGGTTGGGGAGGGTTGTAGATACAGGGAGGGTTTTTTACCCTTTCTTCTTTTTTTTGCGATTTTTCAAAAAACAACAGAAAACCCATATTAACCCTCCAACCCTCCCTGATTGCCGGCCAGGGCGATGCCGTGATACATGACGACGCCCTCGGACTTGTTCTTCTCGTACTTCTGCGAGAGCTGTTTTCCGAACCAAGTGCCGCTGGGCTCGTTCTTCCCGATGTTGTCGTGATACCAGTCGACGAAGCGGGCGTAGAGCGCCGAGCTCTTCTCCTTGGCCCCGGGCTCGCGGACGCAGCACTCGTCGATGAAGTCGGCCAGCAGGTCCTCGTTGCGGCGGTAAAGCTCCGTGGCCTCCGTGACCTCCCGGGGCGGTCTCAGGCCGTGCTTCTGGTAAAGCAGGCAGCCGCGCACGAGCCAGGACAGGATTCCGGGGTACTCCTTTGCGAGCTGCTGGTCCAGGTCCTTGATGGCCGGCCGCTCGTGCGTCTCCTGCGGCTCCCTGGTGACAAAGGAGATCGTGAAAGGGATCAGGTGCAGCCGCTCCCAGAAGGCCTTGTCGTTCGGCGGCGCCTGGGGCTGCGTGTTGGTCATCAGGAACAGCTTGTGCGTGGGGGTGAAGCGCGTCTGGTACTTGTCGTGCGGGTTGCGGCCGACCAGGGTGTCCTTGCCGGTGAGCCACTTGATCCTCGAGGCCGAGAACCGGTGCCCCTCGTCCACCTCGGACGCATAGGCAAAACGGATCCCCTTGAGCCCCATGATGTCCGGCGAAGGCCCGGCGGCGCCCTTCACGAATTTTGTCGAGAGCAGCATCTCGGCAGGGATCGATCCGGCCAGGTCCCCCATACAATATGCGATCCGCTCGACGATGAGGCTGCGGCCGTTCCACCCGGTCCGGCCATAGAGCACGGGAAAAACCTTTTCGTGCACGAGTCCCGTCATGGCATACCCGAAGAGCCGTTGGACATACGCGATAAGATCCTCGTTGCCGTTGAAGATCTCGCGGATGGACCGCTCCCAGAGCGGCGCCGGCTCATCGATGCCCAGGAAGGGCACCGGGCTGGATAAAGACAGGTAGTCGCCGGGGCGGCCATCGTGCAGTCTCCCCGTCTCGAGATCGATCACTCCGTTTGCGCAAGGGAACAGCATGGGCTTGTTGTCAAACTCCTCCCCGGCGATGGCCAGCGGGTTGTCGATCGTGTGCGCGAATTTCAGGCACGCCGTGCGGCGCTTGTCCGCCCGCAGCTGGCTGACCCGCTTGAGCAGCTGCTTCTGCAGCTCCGAGAGCCGCTTGATCTGCCTCGAGTTGTCCGCCTCCGCATCGGCCGTTAGATCGGCGATTGTCCCGCCCAGGGCCTTGTATTCCGCCATATAACGGGCCACCAGCTCCTCGACGGCGGCCAGCGATCGGTTCATGATGTCGCGCTTCCAGGAGTGGCCCTGCCATTCGTACCATTCCATGGTATTCTTGCAGTACAGGAACCGATCGCGAAACAGGGTCGCGTAGAGCACGCCGTCGCCCTGCTCGTTTGCGAAGAGGCATTCCTGGATGAATTGGCTCGAAAGCCCTGGGTGCTCCTCCGGCGGCACCGTCGCGGCCTCCCGGGCTACCCTCTCCTGAACCTGTCTGCGGATCTCGTCATCCCTGTCGGTCACGTTTCAGCCTTCTGCGCAATTCGTAGACCCACCGCAACGAAATGTCCGGGATCGCCTCCCGGATCTTGGCCGGCTCGACGCCGGCCTCGATGAGCCGCATGACGACCGCCTTCTTCTCCGGTTCCAGGAAATGATCAGATCCGGCAACGAACTGCCGGCGGCACAGCGCGCATCGATATTTCTGCCGCCCGGAGGCGCCCAGGCCCCATTTCAGCAATGATGTGCTGTGACATTTTGGACAGGCTAGCGGCTTCTCCATTTCAGTTCGCGCTCGAATATCTCCCGGAATTTCAGTTTCGAAAAATCCTTCGCCGCCGCCATGATTCTCTTGGAGCCAAACAGCAGCGCAATGCCGGGGCCCAGGAGCTCCTTTATAGGCAAACGATTCGATCCCGTCCGTTGTGCTACCGCAAGATGCCCTGACTTGAATCTGGTCAGGAACGCCTTTGGTTCCGTGCGGACGGGCTTACGGCCGGATGCATGTTTGACCAACACGCTCACCACCCCGCCAGCCTTACCCCAGCCGACGCGCTGCGCTTTTTTCGTATATTGGGTCTCCCCCTTCCTTGTCCGCACCCCTTCCTGCCTGGCGTCGAAAGCGGAGAGAGGGAGCCCTCGACCGAGACCCGTGATCTCCGCTTCAAGCTCGTCGCCACGGGCCCTGGTTGCCACCTTCAGCCGTTTATTGATGTCCTTCGCCTTTATATTGTACTCGTCACGTATCATCTTCGAGATATGCGTCCGGCACTGGTCAGAGACTTTTTTGACAGCCGACCGGGAGGCTGCCGTGACGAGTTTTGGGTCCAGCACCTTCATGGCTTCCCTGACGCCAGTGAGTTCGATTTCAACCTTCATCTCCACCACCATCCAGTGTTCATTTTTTCCCAAATTCCCAATGAAATTAGAATTTTTCCGGAGCCGAAAATCGAGCCCGGGGTCTCCGCACGGCGGTATCGCCGAGGAAGGACCCGCGATCCATGAGTGACCCCTGTAGATCGTTGGCCAAATTCTTTATCATGGAGTGCCGAACCAAGATCATAAAAAGGTAAGAGGACCCGGCCGCCATCTTGGAAGGCGTGACGACGTTGTTCTTAATCTTGCCGCCCGCGATGGATGCGACAGGTTCGTCTCCCGTCTTGCGAGATCGGCCTGCATCTCACGGTATTTACAGTTGGCCAGGATTGACGCCAGCATGAATCCGAAGGTGGCCGCGGCCATCATCGCTGCGATCACGGCGCAGCACAGCTTGACGATGCTGATCTCGATCATGATTCCCCTCCTTGACGCCCGGTCGGCACGACGGACGGCGGCTGCACTCCTTGCAGGCCGATTCGTAAATCCGGTTGCGGTGCCGCGCATCCGGCCACGGGCAGCTGACGGTTTTCTCTTCTCTCATCTTTCCTTTATGAATGAGTGGCGGGCCGGGTTCCCCGATCTCACCACCTGCCATGTTGCTTGTCGTCACAAATATCGTTTGCCGTATCGAGCAGAATAGTATCGACGATTTCGCGCACATCAGAATCGTTGCGATATAGGTCTGATTCTATCACCATCATAGCCAGATGGAACGCCTCTCGGCGGAAGGCTAAGTCGTCAATTTTCTTTACGCAGTCACGGCGTTCCGGTGTCATAAGATAGTCGTACTCCTTGTTGCCGGGGTGACGGTATGCTGGAAGACAGTCCCGAAAGTCATCCTGACACGGGATCAGATCATCCAGCACGCACCCACAGTCTATGTCCTGGTTGCAGAGCCCGTCATATCCATGATCCCGCAGCCATTTGCACAGAATATCCTTCGCGTTCATGTTTCGCCTCATGATGTTATGCCACAAGCTTCATCGCCACGCATCCCGCACCTCGGCTAAGTCATCTCTACTACCTGTAGAGCCTTATCGCTCATCTTTTTCTCCTTTCTGGTGTAGTGGCTGGCCGGGTACTCCGTGACCCCCGGCATGGGGACATTCATAATTCGTTCGGAATCTGTCACCGATTTTGATCATCGACGCACCTCTGCCTCTTCATGCTGACGCTTCGTTTCTCAGTCTTCCGGCCGCCGCGATGATCTCGCGCATGCTGGCCTGTCGGGCACCGTGACGGATCGCGATGCGTCGGAATGAGTCAACGATGTCATAGTGGGGATAATCCCCGGGCTGAAACCAGGAGCGCCGCAGCCCGATGCGATCGGCGAAGGCGAAGAGCTCGTCGAGGCTCTCGTCGCTGGTCAGCTGATACCAGCAGCGGTTGCCCCTCACGATCGGGTTGCAGTCGACCAGGATCGCCATGATTTCACCTCGTGAAGAGCCAAAGGATCAGGGCGGCCAGGATCGTGAAACGCCAGATCTCACCCGGGAGTTGTCTCAACGATCGGGGCCGGCGAATCGCAATGATCTTTGAGCCTCTTGACATACTCATCGACTTCGCCGTGCGTGACGACCGAAAGCTTGGTTTCGATGCGTCGCACGGCCTGCGCGAAGTTCATCATGTTCTGGATCAGCTCAATGAAGGATGCGTCGAATGGCTCCAGGAGACCCTTGTGCGCCCACTCCTTGGCCAACTCGAAATTGATCCTGGGCACAGGCCTGTAATCCGGCATCAGCTTGAATTCGGTATGCGCGATCGACTTCGCCTGGATGACTCGGATAATCGTCATGGCCGCCCTCCTCTACGCGGTTGCGTGCTTGTCGACACGGATGGGCTGAATCCGGGCCGCGACCACGGCCGCGCTCTCGGCCCGCAGCTTCTCGCGGCACTCGTCGCAGAGGCAATGCGAAACGCCCTCGCCGGGCGCCTCGCCCAGGATCCGGATCTCGTCGTGATACCAGTTGCAGATCAATTGCATCATCACTCTCTCTTGTTTAGGTGCCCGGGGCCTGAAAAGGAGGGGAAAAGACCCCGGGCCCTTGCGGTGCGCCCATCTCATCTCACGGCGTTTGACTGCCGAGACCGACGACAGAAGCGCCTTCGCCTTGTGCGGCGCACCGGTTCACTGCATGGGGCCCCTGAGCAGGACGGACATCATCACGCCGCCCAGATAAGATGCCGCGACAATCAGCACACCCCAGCAGATGAGCCGCAGGATGCGGCCGTCTTCATCGATGAGGCGTTCCCAGCTTGAATTCTCGATGTAGTCCTGAAATCTC